CAGACGAACTAGCGAAGTTTATAATCGACCAGTTCGCCGTTTCGATTGCTCCGTTCATTTTGAAACCGCTCAACGAGAACCAATTTAGTGCGTGCGTTTCACTAGCGTACAACATCGGAACGGGTGGGTTCAAACGTTCGTCGGTATTCAAGAAACTAAACGTGAACCCAACAGACCCAACAATAGCTAATTCATTTCGTTTGTGGAACAAGGGCGGCGGTGTTGTGTTGAAGGGTTTGGTTCGTCGTCGTGAAGCTGAAATACAATTATATTTTAAAGCATAACGACAATTATATTTTAAGACATGAACGCAGAAAACGAGATTCAATTGATACACGAAGAGCTTCAAAATATGAATAAGAAAATCGACCGTATTTATCACGTGTTGATTGGTGACGACGAAATGAAAATTGAAGGTCTTGTAAGTAAGGTGCAGAAGCACGACAAGTACATAAGCAACCAACGTTTACAGGTTGCGCGTTTGGGTGGTATTGCAACCGCCGCAGGTGTCGTTGGTGGTTTAATTGTTCAACTAATTATAAAAATGATATGAAAGAGTGGTTTAATTTATTGCTTACATCAAGCACAAAAGTTTCAAGCAAACGCGTAATTGCAATATTTGTTTCAATCAATTTAATTGTCATTAGTTATATAGCTATTTTTAGTTCTTATGATTGTCCTATAGCTATGTTTGAAACTCTAGCGTTATTAAGTGGCGGTTTATTTGGCGGGACTGTGATTGAAAAGTTTACTAACAAAACAAAGAATGGCAAGACCACAGACAACAGCAAGACAAATAGCAACGGAAGTTTGTAGCAAATTTCCTGAAGCCCCGTCTCTTACTTTGGCAAAGAAGTTATTTGCTGAATATCCTGAAACTTACATAACACAAGAACACGCTCGTTCTTTTATTCGCGGTATTCGTGGTAAGCATGGAAAGAAAGAAAAAAAACTTACGGCGGACAAATCTTTGTTTGACGCAAAGCCGCGACCATTGAATCCATTTGTGCTTCCAAAGTCTTACGCAAAAAAACGTAGACATTGGGACGTTAAAGGAACAAAGTTTTTAATTCTTGCGGATATTCACATTCCATATCAAGATAACGAGGCGTTAACCGTTGCAATTCAAGAAGGTATTAATCAAGGGTGCGACGCCGTAATTTTACTCGGGGATGCGTTAGACTGCCACATGATTTCAGATTTTGTTAAAGACCCCCGCAAAAGAAAATTTAAAGATGAGCTATATGCAATGCGCCAATTTGTAAGCACATTACGAGATCAATTTCCAACGGCTTATATTTATTATAAAGAGGGCAATCACGAAGAACGTTATTATCGTTTTATGCGAGTGAAAGCACCCGAACTATTAGACATCGATGCGTTAGAATTTTCTTCACTTTGTCATCTTGATAAACACAACATAACGTGGATTGATGGAAAGAGCAAATTAAACATTGGCAAACTTTCAATCTTTCATGGTCACGAATTTGGCAAGCAATTCCTTCCATCTGTTAACGTAGCTCGCGGGTTATTTATGAAAACAAAAGTTTCTTCATTGTGCGGCCATCACCATCAAACAGCTGAACATAGCGAGCGTGATGCAAACGGAAAATTTATTACTTGCTTTGGAGTGGGTTGTCTTTCAGAACTTTCCCCGGATTATAATCCTTATTCAAAATACAATCACGGTTTTTGTATTGTGACGAAAGGAAAAAATGGTTACTTTAGCGTACATAATTATCGTGTCCACGAAGGGCAAATTTTATAACCTAAAAAATCAATCATGATAATCACAACAATTTTTTTATTCAGCGCGCTAGTTAGCGTGTTGTGGGTTCGGGGCATTGACAAGATGGCTAGCGAACACCCAGACTACGACGGAACTGACTTTATCTAAACGCACAATGGACAAAAGAGAATACCAACCCGACGCACTTATTGTTATAATTGCAACAAGTGTTTTTTGGATGCTTGTTTGCCTTGCATTCTGGAACTTCAACCCAAAAATTCAAACGGAAATACAGATACAAAAACAAGACAGCATAATTTATTACAACAGCGGCGAATACGACCGCCTGTTGCAAGAAGAAATTGATTTATACGGAACATATCGACGCTATGAAGACGCTCAACTTACAGCCAAAACGACCTACCGCACTCGTCGTGATACTATTCTTGTTCTCGATACTATTCGTAAAACTGATATTGTCTATTTAATCAATTCATGCGACAGCGTTATTGCTTCCGATTCGTTGGTAATTGACAATTTACAGGAACAAATAAACATCAAGGACGAAAAGACGAACAACTTGCAAGAAGTCGTTGGTGCTTATGAACAAAAGACTAAGTTGTTAAGCGAACAAATTAACACTTTAGATGCTGATAAAAAGAAATTGGAGAAACAAAAAAAGCGCAGAAACCACGCTTTAGTTTTTAGTTCAAGTGTCGCTATTTTGTCGACTTTTGTTCTGTCAATTTTACTTTAGATTCTTCAACGTAAAACTTCATCGAGAACTGGATTGCTTCGCTTAGGAAAATGTTGCGACTATTTTCTCCTCGTTTTTCGTCTATCTCGTTCCAAAGGTCTTTGTGCAAGTAAACACAGATTCCTTTCTTAGTTTTGCTCTGCGCCATCTTCTTTGTTTTTAGTCATCATTGTTCCAATCATAAGCGCAAGATAGATTTTCTCTTTTGCGTTCAAGTCCTTTCGTTGAGAAAGTTCAAGGAGAATGTCGCCTAAAATCTTTCCTTGTTGAAAGTAGGTCGCTATTGAATTAACGATTTCGCGCTCACGATCGTATGTCATTTTGAGCGTTTCATAAAGTGGTATTGGTTTCATTCTTGTTCAGTTTTTTCATTTTCAGATTTGCAAAAAATGCTCGGAGCGGCTAATGACATTAGATATGATAATATCCAAAAATCTACATCTATCATTTTGCCTATTTCAGTTCTCGTAATAACTGAATATCCAAGTTCAATAAGAATGAAAACTGCAATAAAAATTCCAGCCCCCTTAAAAAATTTACTTACTATTTTATTCATTTTTTTATTTTGTTTGTGCTAATATAATGAAGCTATGCTAACCGACAACGTATTGTCCATAACTTGGATTGAGTTCGAAATACATACGCATCATGATAGCGTCGGCAACGTCTGGAGATATTCCTTCACGGTTCTTGATAACATCCTTTGGTGTGACCTGCAACTTACCGTCTACGTCTGCGCGATGTCGTTTAATCATTTCGAGCTCACGAACGATTTGTTCTTTGCGCGTACTGGATAGAATTGTGACTTTATTTTCTTCAACGTATTGCGCCAACTTATAGTAACATTCGCTTTTCAGATTTTGGTATTGCGGTTGCTTTGGTTTTGATCCGTTGACGAACCCGCGACATTTTAAGAAGTCAACCACACCACCACCAACACCATCTTCGTCGCACACTACGTCTTGCAATAAAATTGAGTGCTGTTGACAGGTTAATCGAACTTTGTTTACGACTTCATCCAACGCTGCACGATTCATTTCAATTATGTCAATGATAGTTAGACCTTCCCAAACGCAAATGATTGTCCTGTCCTTGCCAAAACGCGCGATGTCGGCTGTGATATATTTCTTTCCTTCATTGATTACTTCGTTGCGAAACATTCGAAGCAAGTTCTCCGTTTGAAATAGCTTGTCTGAATCGTCGTCGAACTCCCAGTTCCCTTCTAAAAGTCTTTTGCGGTCGTATTCAGGAAGGCGTCTAAGCGATTCGATGTAAGCAACAGGAAGAAACGGATTGTCCTGCGGTAACGCTTGCACAAATGCACGGTGTAAAGGAAGCTCCCCTCGATTATTTTTTAAATAAAATTCATTATACAACCAGCCTTTTGAAGGGTTGCAAGAAAGAAAACCTTTTGGAATAAGATTGTATTCATTTAATTTATATCGGCATCTTGAATGTACAATGTTAACGGCTTTTTCTGTGATCTCAGAAACTTCATCTAAAAAATAGTCTGTAATTTCAAGGCTTCCCATTTGGTCAAAGTTCGGATTTGAGGGATAGGCAAATAAATCTTTAAGAACTATTTCGCTGCCATTAAAAAACTTAATTATGTTAGACTGCCCATTAAAAGTATAATGCTTATTTGCAATTAAACCAAATTCCGCGGCTGTCTCAAAAAAAGTATTTAATGTTGTTTTTTTAAGTGTATCTAATTTGCTTCGCCCAATAAGCGATCTTGTACCTGGATACTTTAGTCGTCGCTGGATCTGCCACATACAACCAAATTTTGTTTTGCCTCCGCCTGCCGCGCCGCCGTATAATAATTGTTCAACAATATTATCTGTGTTCAAATAATTTAGCGCCTCTATTTGGCGCGGCAGGTAGTGTGGTCTGTATGCCAAAATAATTACTTACTTTTTTTAAGCTGGCTTAAATACCAAGACACCGATTTACGGTTTACTTTGTTCTCCTGGCCTTCAGATAACTGATCGCAAATTTCAGTTAAAGACTTATTGTCTTTGTTAAGCTCCATTAGGCGCTGTTTAAGGGATTGTTTCATGTGTTTAAGTTAAATTTATATGGTTGATTATTAATTACGTTTTCGGTGCTCTCTATGTTGTTTGAATATATGTGTGCATTGCCAATAAAAAAAGTTATGCTATTCAATGGCAAATCAATTTTTTTAGACAAAACATACATTTGATAAATGTCAGAGGGCAATCCTAAATTGCTGTCCGCGCTTCTTTGATAAACAGTTAGATCTAATTTGTTATTGCAAATTTGAAATTGAATAAGAGATAAACAGGGAAGCTGATTTGTTTCAACTTCAGAATCTCCTATAAACAAAACATAATTTTTTGAATTTCTTTTTTCTATGTTTATTTTTTCAATAAGCTTTGGCAGCTTCTTAAAATATTGTGGATAGGACCCAATAAATTTTGGTAAGCAATAATCCCACCAATGTATACCATGATCTTTATATTTTACAATGTCATCTTCACCTTGCATGTAAAGATCTAATTCAATTTCTAATTTTTGTTTAGCAACTTTGTATTCACTAAATAGGCTTATTAATTCCTGCTCATTAAAAGAAATTGCTTGGTTTATTAAAAATTTAATATCCCCTTTTTTATTTTTTTGCAATTCGCCGTTATGCAAAATTGACTTAAGAAGTGTGAAGTATTTATTCATGGTGCTAAGATAATAATTTTATGCTAAAGTTTGTTTTTTTAAGTATAATTTATAAAGCTCACGCATCCCTTCAAAATGAATTGATTCCTTCAACAACATTCTTTTGCGGTCGCTCATTCGCTCAACCATTGACTGAACGAGCTGTTGTTCGAAATAGATATTCTTCTTGGCGTTTGCTTTACACAATCGATATTCTTCTTCCGTGAAGGTGTCAGCGTTTATCTGTTTGCTTTCTTCAAGCCAACGCATAAGCGACGCCGCACGAATCTCAATAACCGTATATTTTCCTTTCTTGAAGTTGCTCAAATCTTCCTGGAACATACGTCGCCAGCTGTCATCGTTTACTGCCATTGTTTTTTCTTTAAGTTGTTTTAATTGTTCTTCTTTTGATTCAGCAATTTCACGCTGTATTTGCAGATTCACCTTGTCGCGGTGTGGTTTGTAGTGTGTCAACACGTCACCAATAAACACTACGCTTAACGCTCCGAAGTGTTCGGCTTTCTTTGACAGTTCGTTCGCTGCATTCAATTCAAACGCAAGGTTGAAGTGTTCAAACGTAACCCACCGAAAGTGTTTGCCTATGAACTCATGCAACATTTGAAGTAACTGCGCTTCAGGTAACGCGATGCCGTACATGGCGCAGACCTTCGAGCATAACTTAACGAACGCAGGTAGTTCGTAATCGGCAACGAATGCGCTTTCACGCTCTGCACGATCAACCCTTTGTGTAGTTGTGAGCGTCGTTGTAGATGCGCTGCGCAGCGTCTGAATCGAATTTTCCATTTTTGATTTTTGTTGTTTGGTTTGTTGTTGCGAATGTACTTAAATCCCACTTACGCACGGCAGCCCTCCAGTCTTTCATTTGATTGCGTCCGACCTTCCAACCATTTGCCTCGTAGTGTGCATGAAATTTCTCGGTAAATGCAAGCGCGTCTTTGTCACTTAACTTTTCGCAAGCGTAATCGTATATTTCAACAACGGTTGGCTTGACGAACGAAGGCTTCTTTTCTTTCGTTGGTGCTGGAAGTTGAACGGGTTGCGCGTTCAATAGTTGTTGAACTTGCGCTTCGAGAATCTCGATTCTCTTTTTGAGTTGTAAAATTAGCATTGTTTTATTTTTTAGTTAATCCCAACCTTCGCCTTTTGCGTCGTCGTCCGCGTCGTCCCAGTCTTGACAGTCGAAGCATTTTTTAATTTCTCCATCGTCGTCGATTAGCTCGTAGGCTTCTTCGTAGGTTTTAAGTTTTTGATCCTGAAGAACGGCGTTCACGCGTTCGTCAAGTTCCGCGCTTTCGCAGGTTGGGCAAAAGATTAATTCGCTTTTCATTTTCTTTTTAGTTGTTTTTTAAGTTTGATTTCTTTTTGATGTTCCAGATGCTCGACAAATTTAGTATAAAACTTCATTGGTTTAGCATAACCCATATCATTAAGAATAAAACAGATACGTTCAACGTTGGCTGCGTAGTTCCTGTCGCACTCAATCTGCCAACTTACTTGTTTCACTCCGTGCATAACCGTCGCGTGATCCTTGCCGTAATGCTTCCCGATACTTTCATAACTCTGAAGATAGCAAGGACGTATAAGAAAGAAAATTACTTGTCGTGCCGTTACAATTTCACGTCGTCGCGTTGGTGTGTATAATTGTTGCGAAGGTATTCCCAAGACGCTGCACGTCACGTCTTCAAGTGCTGACCAAAACATTTCGCGTTCATTCTCCAGTTCTTGCTGAATCTTTATTTGTTCGCTCGTCAATCTTTCGTAGCGTGGTGTTAGCATCAACCACAATGTTTCGAAGCGTTCCATGTGACGGAAGGGAATCATGTCAATTAGTTCTTGTCGTATTTGTTCGTTAGTCATTTTCTTCGTTAATTAATTTGGTTGGTGTAAAGGTGCTGAATACTTCTTCGCGAGAAAGACCGGTATGCAGGCAAATGTTGTTGAAGTCTTTTATTCTCATTCGCTCTGGATGCGTAACGTAAAGTCGTGCCGTCGGATCGCTTATGCGTAACGCTGTCTTAAAGTTCTTCATTGTCTTGAAGTTAATCTTGACAAGGCGACCGAATGGGGTAGCGTAAATTTGTTTATTCATAATTTGAAAAGTGATTTTATAATACGCTGAATAAATGACAATTTATTTTCAGCATTAAATCCATATTGCGGAGGAGCTATTTTTGGATCTGTGTTTTGTATTTGTTTTAAAACATTTAAGCGCTCCTCAGAATATACGGTTAAACGTTTAATTGCTCTTTCTTTTGGCTGACAAAATAAAGTTGGCTGCTTTACAAATGACTTATTAATTTTTTTAATATTGTACTCATTTTTTTTCTCGGTAAAAAGTAAGTATCGATCCGTCCTAATTCTTTCGGGCGCTTTATATTTCCCGTTTTTTTCTTTCCAATAAAAGCCGGCCTCTTTTAATGGAACACTATATCCTTGGCAGCTGTTCATATTTTTTAAAGCCACAGATGGGGTTTGACCTGAGTTTATTAAGGCACAAAATTCGCGCACTCTTTCAATGTTAAATTTCTTTTTTGTTTTCATTTGATTTTTGATTGTATTGTTTTTGATTCATTAAGTTTAAAAATAGGGGCTAATGTATGTTATAGCCCCCATTGTCATTTAAAAGGGCATATCGTCCTCTTGTGGTTTAACTAAGCCTTTTGCCTCAAGCATTTGTTTGGCGTTGTTTATGGACGCCACAGAACGTTCTAAGCGATCGCTAAATTCTTTTGACGAGCTTATTTTATTCTGAAGCCATTCAGGTAACGATTTAAAAAGAAGATCAAAGTCTTGAGAATCGTAGTCTAATAAGAAAGATTCATTTACCTGGGGTGGACAAATCATACCTTTAGCTAATGGCGAAGCCGCCTTTAAATCCGCATATACGCGTCCTGTGGCCGCTGCGCGGTGCATTACGGAGACCATTGCCTCTTTGCTGATCAAAGTGCTAATGTCAAATTTGGCAGCCTCAGAATCGCTTAATGACTTCCCTAGCCAAGATTGAACAAAAGATCTTAGCCCGCTTTTTTCGTGCATTGACAATGTGAAGTCTCGCCCAATTGAAAACGGTTGTTCTCCTTTGCCAAAGTCCGAAGTCTCAAGAGGAAGCTCAAATACTAAACGTACTTTGTTTACCAATCTTTCTTCCCCCTGGTAGGTATCGAAAATTGTTCCAATGTGGATAATCTGATAGCAGCGCGCTACGTGTGTTCCGGCGGGCACTGTTTGACCCGATCCCCCGTTTGTTGGTTGTGCAATAATGCTCATGTTGTTTTGTTGTTTATTTTGATTTATATATATTTCGAATTTATCCGCTAATCTGATTTCATCTTGCAAGTGACGCCAATCATTTTCATTCATTTGCTCTTGCTCAAGCATTCTTTTGTGCAGCCCCATTATAATTTTTCGTCAAACATTTCAATGTCAAAATTAAAACTGGCTCCATCTTTTTCAAGTCTAAAAAATTCAAGATCAAATTCAGTATTATCTTTTCTCCAAAACCTGCCGCGCAAATGTATAATAAACATATTGTCTTGGTCGTCTATAAATACATGATGTTCATTTTCGCCGACTTCAAACCAGCCCGTATCTTCTTCGTCGTAGGCTTGTGCTATTTCTTTTATTCTTTCGTTGAGCGTTTGCATATCTTCTTTTGTAAAACAATAAGTAACGCGAGGACAATAAAAAGGTTTCATAATTGTTCTGATTTAATAATTAGAAATATATTGGATTAGCTTGTCGTTCCACCTGGCTTCAGAAAGTTTATGACATTTCTCGATGTTGTCGCTTATCTCGTTGTGTGTTAGGTTGTATGCGTTAGCTGAAGAATAAACGCAAACAAAACTAGATTTCTTTTGGTGGTTCTGGTAGGTTTTTCCAATGCGCTGAATCAAGAGTGTAGAGTACTCGTTCAAGTTCGTCAATTCTCTTTTGACAAGTTGAATCCCAATCCAGTGTTCCATTTCTCTTATCGCCCCAATAATTTTGGGCGATGATAACAGCTTCTTTGAGTTGAACAAATTCTTCTGCAAATAGCCAAGGGGTTTTGTAGTAATTGCTTTCATTTTTCATTTTGATTTATGGGTTTTAGATTTCTTTTGATAAGATTGTTTCTTCGCGGGGAATGGCTGTCTTGATGCGGTCGTAAGCGCGCACCGCTTCGTCGTAGTCGTTGTAACTCATGTGAAATTCTCCGTTGACTACAATCTTATAGTACATATCTGTCAACGTTGTCTTTTGGATTAGTTCTACTTTCATTTTGTTTTCTTGTTTTGTGTTTAAAAAGTTATCGTTAATGTTTTCAAGGTCATTAAAAAATTCTTGAATTGTAAAACTTCCAGACCTTGTAAAAAAAATAGGGGTGTCTTTCATTTTGAATAGTGGTTTGGTTGTTGTTCTAATTGTCTTGTTGATTCGTCAATCGTTCCTGCGATTAACATTGCTCCGAAAAGAAGCGCGATGTAAAGTAGTGTTTTTTTCATTTGATTATTTGGGTTTATTTGTTATGCCACATAAACCCATTGGCCAGTCCATTTCATAGGATCTACCTCTACGCCTTTAATATACCACATGTAGTCTTTTTGGTACACCGAACAGCCCGTATTGCAGTAGTATAATATGCCATTCAATCTTTCTTTTGTTGTGGCTGTGTCAAACCCGGCATTGGAAATTTTGATTCCACCAAATTGAGTTTTAACAGCGATCAAATTATTAAACAATTTAAAGTGAAGTTCCTTACCAACTTTTACAACCTGTGTATTTGCTGTTTTAATTTCTTTGTTGTAATTAAACGCTTGAGCTGTGGATTTTGTAATTGATCTCATATTGATTTATTTTTTGATTTGATTTTTTGATTTATTTGATTATGCTTTTAAGCTCCTTAACTAATTGCATCGAAGCAATAAATTTCCAGGTGCTAACTTCCTTATGCAAAGATCCTGAGCTGTTCTCACGAACATTATAATCGTTGCTTATATATCTTTCAAGATCTTGAATAGTGTGCTCTATAGCTTCTGTTAATGTACAATCATTTGTTTCTTGTATCATTAAAATACGTGCGTATTGATCAGCCTTATATGAAGCTAAGAATAGATCCTCACCAACCCAGGAAAATTCGTATGTTACATTTGCAGCTAATCTAGCAAGTGCAGATGCACGATTGTTTTCATACATTTCTTTAAAGCTGTTAAAAGTTAGCTTAGTTAATTTTGCTGTTTCCATTTTGTTGTTGTTTGCTGTTTTCATTTTGTTGTTGTTTGTTGTTTATTTTTGTTTTTGTTGTTTATTTATTATGCTGCTGCTACTTGTTTTTGAATAGCTTTTCTTAATGCTTTTACTTCTGCAATTTCTTCAGCCGAGCTGTAATTATCACGAAGCATTTTTGTTGAAGCGTAAATTAACGCATCTAATAAAACTGTCATTTCTTCATTTGTTAAATTGATGTTGTTGTTTGTTGTGTTCATGTTGTTTATTTTTGTTTTTGTTGTTATTCGATTCCCAAATATATGCTAAACTTTTTAATACGAAACAAAAAAAACAATCTTTTTTTGAAAATAATCTTTAACTAATTGATAATGAGCATGAAAACTTTTAAAAAAAAATACAGAACTGGACCAGTTAAATGTAAAATTGTGTCCGAATCTGAAGCGGACGAGCAAGAGATCGTGATAAGATACTTAAAGTTAGCATATCCTAAAGCATTGTATTGCGCATCAGCAGGAGGATTATGGACGACGCCGTCGCAAGCGAACAAAATGACACGCACCGGATATGTTAAAGGATTTCCTGATCTGTTTATATACGAGCCGCGTAAAGAATCACATGGGCTTGCAATTGAAATGAAAAGAAAAAAAGGGAAAGGCAGCGTAACATCCCCACAACAAATATGGTGGCAAGATGAATTAAGAAACAGGGGGTATTGTTCTTATATTTGTTTTGGTAGTGAGGAAGCAATAAAAATTATTGACGAATATTTTAATGAGTGACACTTGAACATTACATAGACGGAAACTATAAACGTTTCAAAGAACTTGCGAAGAACATTTCGCGAGGCGAAGACTACTATGAAGACTTGCTTCACGATTCTTTGTTGTCTATGTTTGGAAGTAAGCACATCGAAAACTTAATCGACACAGGCGACTTTGAGTTCTATTTAATTCGTGTTATGTACTTAGCGGTTAATAGTCCAACGTCGCCTTTCTACCGTCAAACAATCGCGTGGAACAGAAACCGACGCGACTTCAAAGAATACGCGCACGAAGTCGACAAGACTTGGTTAGGCGCACGCATGACCAACGAACAACTGGACATTCTTATAAGTCGCTTAACCGAGTTCGAAAGACTAATCTTTCAGGAATATATCTTCGAAGGATTCACCTACCGCGAATTTTCTAAGCAGACAGGAATACCAACCGTTTTTTTATACCGCACAATCGATTCAATTAAAACTAAAATACGAGCAAATGTTATTCGCAAAATCAAATGAGTACAAAAGACGACTTGAAATATGTCGCACCTGTAAATTCTTTCAACCTTCAACGCAGTCTTGCGGCCCATTGATCGTGGGTGAAGAAGTAGAAACCGAAGTGTTGTTTCGCAAGAAGTCGATAAAACTTTGCGGCTGTGTCATGCCTATCAAAGCAAAGTTAGCCTTCGCCTCTTGCCCAGCGTCAAAATGGAACGGAGTCTTGTCGTTAGAAGAACAGATAGAGTTCAAACGATTTCTTCTCGATATGAAAGCCCAAGGACGTTTGGAACAGAAAGATATGTTGAAGTTCTATTCATTCAAGGATAAAGCCACAGGAGCGTTTAACGAGCGTTCAACGTGTCCGCCTTGTGTGAAAAAAGACATCAACACGTTTCTTGAATCGATGAAGGACGTTGATGTCGATTTGAACAATTAGAAACTTAAAACTATTTGACGTTACGAATAATCTTCAAAGTATATTTGTATAGTCAAACCTCACAAGCTAACCCTCTTTTGTTTTAGGTTTGACGACTAAAAACAATTGGGGGTTATTTTTTGAATTGAAAATGAAAACAACTGGATAAGAACAACAACCGCCTTCGTAAGTCAAAGCGAAGTAACCAATGACCACACTTGCAATACATCAATGCTTGGATCGTGCAAGCGCTCTTTTAAGAGCAAGAGTAATCTTTTTTGTATATGTTTTTTCTTTTGTTCTTTCTTTATAGTTTACACGTTTTCTTTGTTCTTTTCTTTTCTTTGCATATTTAATGACATAGCATAAATTTAATGACATATAAATGATTATTATACCCGCACAACTTGAAGCAGTAACAACACGCAAAGACAAAACATTAAAGTTAACTTTTGCTACAAATGAATTAACCCCATCACAAGCGTCAGAACTATTCACAATAGCTAATCAATTTGGATACCTGGCTTTTAAAGACGAAGATTTCAAACGCGAAGAACTGGACGCAGTAGAAAGTCTTAAAAGTGAACTTGAAGATACGTTAAAGAAACCCTCGCAACGATTGCGTGGTGTTCTATTCAGACTGTTCGAACAAGACAACGACGGGTTCAAGACGTTCTCGAAATACTACGACAGCAGAATGGAACAACTTATTAACCATTACAAAGGAAAATTAGGGTAGTTCTTATATTTACATTTTAGCACAATAAATTATTGTCAGATATGGAAAGAGATGAACAAGGACGCTTAAAGAAAGGACATAGCGGTTTAAAGCCCAAAGGAGCGCTAAGTAAAAAAACTGAAATGTGGAACCAGCTTGGAGATTACGTTGTGACAGCGGGCGCCGAAAGAGCAATGGCGGTACTTCATTCAATGGATGACGAAGACTATCTTCATCACTATCTTGCAATGCTCGAATACTTCAAACCTAAACAGGCACGAACCGTTCACGCTGGAGATAGCGAAGCACCAGTACAAATAATAATTAATGACAAGTTATAAGCACCAATTCGACAAAACACCGAATGAGTAAAGCAACTTTGACATTTGACCTTTCCGATTCAGACGATCGTTTCGAATACACGCGAATGATTAAATCTTTCGATATGGCTTCAATGCTTTGGGAACTCGACATGAACGGCTACCGCAAGTTCACGAAGTACAACGACAGACAAGAAGGCGCGTATCAGGAAGGCATCGAAGAAGTATTCGAATACATACGCGAGCTTCTTAAAGAACATCAAATCGACGTTGAACAATTGATTGTATGAACGCACTCGACTGGATGTTCGAAGAACTGTGGAACACACCAAAGGACAAGTGGGAGTGGAACGCTATTTTAAAAAAAGCTAAAGAGATAAAAAATAAACGAATGAGTGAAAACAAATTAAACTTCTTGAGGTCACAGATTGCGATGTTTCATCCAGAATGGACGAAGGAACAAGTACACATGGAAGCCATACGCATTTACAACGAAGCGAACACTATCGACGACGACGAAGGGTGTCTTTATTGTGGATCTTAAAACAAAAATAATATGAGCATAAAAGTAAGCATACCCGCTGACTATTCTTCGATTAGCGTAAAGCAGTACGTTGACTACCACAGCGCGAAGAACGACATAAACAAGTTGGTTAGCATCAGCAACCTACTGAAGGAACAAGCAGAACAAATTCCCTTCCAACACTTGCCGACCTTAATACAAGCGTTCGAAGGAACATTGCAAAACGAATCAGCGAAGTTCTTCGAGACAATCACAATCAAGGACAAAGACTTCGGTTTTATTCCTGACTTGTATTCTATCTCAATGGGTGAATACGCGGACATTTCAACGTGGGCTGCGGACGTGTCAACGAACATGGTAAAAATCATGGGAACGCTTTACCGGCCTATTGACAAGCGCGTGGGAAAAAAGTACACGATCGTACCTCACAGCAAACAAAATAGAGAACTCGTTGAAGGCTACGTTGAACAAATGACACTCGAACAATTCAACGGTGCGATGCTTTTTTTTTCGACTTTGCTCAACGAACTAAGCAACACTTCGCTCGATTATTTGGAGACAGAGGTGAAGAAGTTGACGACGGAATTGACGGAGCAATTGAAGACCGAGAAGGACTGAATCAAGTCTTAGGACGCTACGGTTGGTACCACCTTTTCATGGAAGCGTGCGGTCGCGACATAACAAAGTTGGACGCAATTACGGAAAAAAGCGCGTGGGAAATATTTACTTATATGACTTACCTAATAGATTACAACTATGTCCAACATTCAAAGCTACAACGCGCTCATAGATAGATTCCACGCATTTGCGTCTGGACACTTTATACTCAAAAGATTCTCACACGGACAAATCGAAGTTTCCGACCTTGAAAAGTTTGGCGAATATCCATTCATGCATGTCGTGCCTTCGAACGTTAGCTACGCAAAAGGAACGAAGACATTCTCTTTTCAGATTGTCCTTGCCGACTTACCACGCGACAAAGAAGACAAACCCGAATATCAACGCGAAGTTCTTTCCGACCTTCAACGGATCGCTGAAGATTTGGTTGCGGAAATTACCAACCACCGCGTTTTGTTTGGTGACTTAATCACAGTACAAAATGTTTCGTTAGAACCCTTCTTAGAAGAATTTCAACACACGTTGACCGGTTGGACGATTAGTTTAGATTTACTCGTTCCTTACTATTGGGACGCATGTTCTATTCCTGCGGAGTGGAACGACTTCTTCGAAAGCGGAAGTGGTGGGACAGGTTCAATCTTGACGTTCATTGATTCAATCAATCGAGATGCAAACGGAAACGTTAGCCTTGTGAACGATGAAGAAACGCCAGAACCAAACTACTACTACGGAACGAACGACGAAGGGGTGCGCGGTTGGTACTTACTCGAAGCAGGCGGTGGTCTAACGTGCGAAACAATAGGCGACTGCGAAACTATCATAAACATCGAAGCAGCCATTGACGCACTCGAAGAAGAAATACTTTTGAAGGCTGACATCACAAGTATTAGCGCGGTGGGTTTCTCGAATGACTACAACGACCTTGACAACCTGCCGACAATACCAACGGGAACAGTTACAAGCGTTGGTTTAACAATGCCTGCTGCGTTTAGCGTGGCGAATAGTCCAATCACATCGTCTGGAGATATAGCGGTTACAGGAGCAGGAACAGTTTCGCAATATGTGAGAGGTGACGGAAGTCTTGCCAATTTCCCTGCGTCAACGGGTGGCGGTGGTTCATTGTCATTTTATCTAAATGGTTCGGTATCGCAAGGTACATTTGGCGGTGTGGCAATGAAGGAAATGGATCGAACACCAATTATAGGTGCGGGTACTGATTTTACCATTGCAACTAACGGCTACATTCAAAGTTTTATCACAGACGCTAACGTTCCAAACCTGTTAGAAATACCCGCAGGAAATTGGAACTTCGAAACATATTTCAGCGCATCGAGTAACGGAGGCAGCCCTTCATATTACATTGAATTATACAAGTGGGACGGAGCGACTTTATCTTTGATTGCGTCGGGTTCAGCTAATCCCGAAGGCATAACGAACGGAACGGCAACACACCTTTACGTTAGCGCGATAGCTGTACCACAAACGACGTTAGCATTAACGGATAGGTTAGCGGTTCGAATCTACGTTAACAACTCAGGAAGGACAATTAAACTTCACACCGAGAACGGTCATCTTTGCCAAGTTATAACTACATTCTCAACGGGATTAACTGCCTTGAATGGGTTAACGGCACAGGTGCAGAACTTCGCAACGGGAACAACAGGAACAGACTTTGCTATCTCCTCAACAGGAACTACTCATACATTTGATTTACCAACGGCAAGCGCAGCGAATAGAGGTGCTTTGAGTTCTGCGGATTGGACAACCTTCAATTCAAAACAAGACGCGTTAGGATTTACAGCGGAGAACACAGCGAACAAACAGAACTCGTTAGCAGTTGACGGAACAGGAGTAAAATTTCCAACGGTTGACGCGGTTAATTCTTTGTCATTTATTGACAAGGGAAAAAGAATGGTATCTTTCTTTACGGACTTTTTAACTAACGCAACATTAGACGGTGCGCAATCATTCGCTTCAGGTGGATCATTAGGTTTAATTGTTGGGGCGCAGATTCCGAACAGAACAAATCAGCAGGGTGTAGCGTTTTTTCAAACGAATACAGCAGCAACTAACTACATCAATTATTGCAGCAGTTCAGGAGCGGCACAACTTTGGTTTGGTGGTGGCGCATGGAACTACGAAGCGTTAATTAACATCAACAGTTTAAGCACTGCGCTTGAAAGATATAGAATGATTTTTGGCTTTGGCTCAGTCATTTCAAATAGCTCAGAAACAAACGGAGTGTTTATCACATACGACGAAGGCGGCACAGCCAATGGAACAACAGCCAGCGCAAATTGGCAATGCGTAACCGTGGACAACTCAGTGCGTACACTAACGACATCAACGGTGGCGGTAACGGCATCGGCTTGGAATAAGTTAAGAATTGAGATTAACGCTGCAGGAACATGGGTTACATTTTACGTTAATGGTACAGCTATCGCAACGCACACAACTAACATTCCGCTTGCATCAAATAGCAGATATGTTCTTATGAAAACAGGTTTAGCCAAAACAATAGGCATCACAACGAGAGGTTTTTATTGCGACTATATCGGTTATGAAAATATCTTAACTACAGCACGATGATAATTATTAAATACAGAATGATAACCGAGAACGGTTACATCGAAACACTCGACAAAAAAGAAGCTGCGAAGTGGAGTAACTACGAAATGATAACAGAAGAAGTTCCCGACGACAATGGCTAACGAACAGAGCGCACCCAACTTCTTCGCTGTCGTGAACGACATGGCTAAACGCTTTGTCGAATTGATGCAGTCCGACTATCGTATGAAGCGACGTGTTGGACGCAACTTCACGAACGCGGTTGCAAGTGGTACGCTCGAAAAGTCGTTAGCTTACAGGCTGCAAATCAAAGGACAATCGATAAACATTTCGGTCTTTGCAAAAGGCAAAGCAGGGCAATACTTTTTGTTTCGTGAAAAGGGTGTCAATGGAACACAGAAGTCACAAGGCGCGCCGTACTCATTCAAACGCGGAAGCGGAAGCAAACCCGCGAAAGGTCAAATGTCGCCTATGCAAAAAGCGATATACGACTGGATGTCGATAAAAGGAATACGACTACGCGACAAGTCAAGTGGAAAATTCAAGAAGTCGACTGAAGAACTGAAACAACAGGTGGCGAAGCTAATTATGTTTAAAGTAAGAAGGGACGGAATCAAGGGGTGGAACGCGTTTGAATACGCATACGAAAACATTTGGGACGAATACGAATCGAAGGTGGTCGAAGCATACGGCAAAGACTTCAACGCGACAATAGAGAATCAACTAAAAGACATACAATAAACATGGCAATTACAATAGACGATCAACCATACCAATACACTCCAGTCGGACAACGATTGATGCTCGTTGCATCTTCGACCAACGTAGCGAACGCAGGCTTTCGTTTCGTGTTCGACTTCGGTTCGTTCCAAGTCAACGTACAACCCAACGCAAGTAGTGTAGGAATCTTAGACCTCGCGCCTATCTTCCGCGAATCGTTATTTCACGAACCTTCTTTAATTACATCCT